CCAGTCTTCGCGTTTACGGTCTGGGTGGTTGAGTCTACCCAAGACCATCGTGTCGATGATAGTAGGGTGCTCAAAGCCATACATTTTACGCAGAGCCGGAAGGTCGAACCCTATGCCGTTGTGTGCGACCAAACAGTCAGCCTTAGATAATCTCTCTAATGCTTCATTAATATTATTACACTCACCGTTGTTGCGATAGCGGTGGGTCCCTTCGTTGTCCATGATGACAATGCAATGCACAACCTCTAGTCCCTCTAGGGTATTCCAGTTGCCGATCGCGTTGGTCTCTATGTCAAATACTGCTGTGTTCATCATTTAAAATGGGTTAGTGGTGTCCATGACATGAGTCTCAGTGAGTCGCGCTGTGTCCTTGTCGTAAGCCAACGAACACGCCACGCCTGTCTCCCCGCTAAAACGGTTCTTCAGGACCCTCACGGTTGTCTTGTTGCGGTCCTCTGGGTCTTCGGCTTGCTGCGACCTTTCCAGTCCCAGGACCATGTCTGACAGTTGAGCTATGGCTTGGGAGCCCCTAAGGTCCGCCAGGCTAACTGCTCGTCCTTCTTCGTGACCTCGGCCCTCAGGACGCTTAAGGTGACTCACGAGTAACAACGCAACCTTGGTCTCTTCGACAAGAGAGCGCAGTGCGGTCATTGTGTTATCGATAAGCCTACGCTCGTCGCCGTCACCTATGCCCGAGACAACAATACTGATATGGTCGAGAACAACAAAGTCAACGTCGTAGGTCTTGATCATGAAGCGAATCCGGTTGAGAAGACTGTCTGACGCTAGGCTACCGAAGTGATCATAGACGTAAAAACGACCGCTACCTACTGTCGCATCAAAGGCATCCTTGAAGGCGTCGTCGCGTTCAAACGGTTCTAAGTGTAAACACTTGCCCATCTCAAGACCGATGATGCTCAAGGCTGTCTTCTCGACTGACTCTTCGAGCGCGATGTAGCCAATGCGCTTGTCAGTAGTTTTCATTAGGTGGTGCGTGATCACCCGGCAAACCTGTGACTTGCCGATACCGCTTCCTGCACAGAGCGTCACAATCTCAGATTGGCGAAGTCCGTGTGTGATCCTGTTGAGCCCGGAGAACGGATAATCTAAAGCCTCGACCTCGTGGTGCTCGGCGATCTTCTCGTAGAGCTCTACGCCAGACAAGATGTCGTCAGGGCGCCAGACTTTAGCGCTAAAGATCGCACCGATAATCGCAGACTTTTTACCGGCAGTCAGACACTCGTTGGCGTCTTTGTGTGGCAGGTGGGCAACCTTACACTTACCAGCAGGTAACATGTGGGCAACCTCTTCGACGGCGTTGCGCCCACTCTCGTCCATGTCGAACATTAAGATCACCTCCTGGAAACCAGAGAGCCAGTCAAAGTGTTTCTTGAACATCGACTTGGCAGACTGAGCGCCAGCGCCAAGGCTCACCACAGGGAACTCACCGCCCTGGGCTACTGCCACAGACATCGCGTCGATTTCTCCTTCGGTTACGACAAGCTTAAAGCCTGGCACTGGGTTAGCCCACAGGTGCTGCCCGAAGAAATGATCGGGCTTTCCGGCGCATCGAAAGTCTTTACCTGCGAAGCGATACTTCTGGGCGATCTTCTGGCCCGGCAGGTCGTAGTAGTTTGCGATGTGACAAGGCTTACCGTTAAGGTGGCCTACTTGGTATCTGAAACGACGGCAAGTAGCCTCGTCGATACCCCTAGACTCTAACGCAGTGTATTCCCCGTCGATAAAGTCATTATTATTATTATTTATTATATTTTCCATTGTTCTCGGTGTTCCATTCCCGGCACGAAAAACTCCACAAGCATAACACTTAGTGGAGTCGTCAGTATTTATAGTTAATGCATCGCTGCTGCCACAGTCCGGGCAAGGCTGATGCGTCAAGGCGGCGGTAAGTTGATCCATTCGTTTGGTATCTTGCTCTTTGCGTCACACCACTCAAAGCCATTATCATCACACCACTGACCATAGGTCGTCTTGCTGTTCTTGTTGAGCGTTGTGTTTGCATTCTGAAATACAAAACGAACATCTGCGTCAGGATTTTGCTCACGAACAAGTAAGTGTTTGGTGCGGTCTGAGCCCTCAAAGTAACCCTTGACTTCTAACATGATGCCATTAGGCAACACGAAGTCAGGCGTGTAAGTCTGCGGCCTCAGATACTTGAGCTTTTGGCTCTCGTAAGAGTAGTTGACCCCAGCCCCTTCAAGGGCCGAGGCCACACGCTTTTCTAGTCTAGAACGAAAAATCCCCGTTCTCTTTGCCCTGTGTCTCCTCATCGTGTAGTTCTGTGGTGAAATCCTCACCGCCATCGAACCCGCCCTCGACTGAACCGAAGATCGAATCTTTAGATCCGTATTCAATTAGCTCAATAATCTGGACAGATCGTAAGCGAAGGCTCACCCCAAACTTACCACTGACAACCCAGACATGAGGCTCTAGTGCTAACTTGATGCGAGACCCAGTGCCAACCTGTGGCATCTTTATTTTTTTACCTGTAGAATTGCAACAAGCTACATTAAAATTAATAACACCTTTGTCACGGGTTTGACGCTGGGCGACCTGCTTGGCCATAATGTAAAAACCCGCGTCGCTTTGTCTAAACGGTGTCGAAGGGTCTTTCTTGAGTTTACCTTTGGCCTTCTCAGCCGCTTTGGCATACTCAGCGTCATACAGTTCGTCGTAGTCGCTTTTCATAGCGTTCCACTCTGCTTCAGTCAGCACCAGTCTCACCTGGTAAACACCCCCAGTGTTGAACTTGTAGTCTGGCTCATGGAGATGCGGGTATAGTGCTTCTCCTTCGGGTGTTACGATTAGTTTATTACTCATTGTCTTTTTCTTTCTAGTTTTGTTTTAGGTTTTATGCAAAGAAGTATGTTGACTCCTTAATTTGTTTGATCTCAGCGTCACCAAACTCTGGTGGCACTGGGAAATCTAACTCTGGGTGTTGTTCCTGAAGCTGACTTCGCCATTCAGTTAATAGGTCTCGCGAAAAGAAGTCAACAAAAACTTCACGTAAAGTTGAAGAAAGTTGGTCACACTTGTTTGCGTGGGTGCCATAGCTGTCATGGATAAACGAAAAGTCGTAGATACCGTGCTCTTTGTTACACCGAACAACAGTCTCGTGAAGCGCCGCTGCGTCTAGGCTATGGACGACGTTAGGTGATGCCCCGTTGACCATGCGGCGCCTACTGATCAACGTGTCGTCGTCCTCGCGGAACTTAACGCACGTCGCTTTGCCTGATATATATGTATTTACCTGCTGGTTGTGGACTTTGTAGTATTCTTGGTGCACCGGGAAACCTGTCGGTGACACCCAAGACAGCGCTTTGTTTTGATCAGCGATGAGCTTGGCGCACGCTTGGAACCAATCCATACACTGCTTAGGTTTCTCTAAGACCGACTCAATGCCCTGCCAGACATGCGTGGCTAACAGTTGGATCGCTTGGTATCTCACGTCGTCACTGAACGGCTTCTCTCGTTTTTTCCCGTGGATTTGTTCGTCATACCATTCATTAATATATGCACGATTAGAATACGGAGTGAGCCCATATGAATAGCACATTACAGGTCTTTTGCAGGTGCGCCTATCGATCCCAAAGGCCACCCAGGCGCGCGCTAGGTCACCCCCGTCGGCCTTGAGTGACGCCAGGGCATTCTCTGCAACAACACCATAGATGTCCTCTGGGCTGTCCGTCGGTAAAACATTGGTGGCCTTCATGCCATACGGATCTCTGGTTAACATCGAGAGAATCTGTAGGCCATTGTTGGAGGCATCGAGGTTCACTGGTAGCGTCGAGTTAATTTTACCGTGTGTCTTGTATTCGGCCCACTCGAAGCACCACGCCAAGAAAACCCAAGGCTTGTCAGCTTTGGTCCAGGTGAGGTCTTGGCGTGGGTCCCTGGCGATGCGCATGGCTCGCTCGGTGAACTTCTGGGCCCAGTGCCAACGCTCGTCCAGTGTGACCTTGTCGTTACCCCAGGCGTTTGCCCCGGCAACTGCGAGCCACTTTGCGTCGTTGACGCTGGCCACACGCTCACTCCGGGCAAACTGTAGTAACCCACGGCACAGGTCGTTCCCCATGACACTCAAAGACGATGATATATTATATACTCTACCCCGAAAGTCACAGTGACTCGGATAGAAAAACCGAGAGGCACTGAGCTTCTCGGCTGTGTAGATAATCTTGCTGGTGAGCAGGCGCTTGGACTTAGTGCTGGCATTGCGCGAGTAGATCCCAGCGGCCATACGGCGCCACTTCCGGTTTACCTCTTCGTCATCGTGGAAGTCGTTAGGAACGTCAGGGATCACCTCGTCTTCTTTGGACGGTAACGCACCGATCTCTACGTTGTTACCCCAGGCCCACTGTGCGACCCCAAGGACCTTCGGGTTCACTACCCACGGTGTCCCCTGGATCAGATTGCACGCTTCCATTGGCGTCTCGACGTGGCGGGTCTCGTTGTCTCGCAAGAAGTCCATGTTAGACGTCTTGATAAACGGTAGCTTTGGTAACGCTGTGCCTGCAGTGTCGTAACCACCTTCCCAGATAGAACGCCAAGGCAACGGTGCGTCAGCAGTGGGCAACCAGAACGGCTCAAAGAGCTCTTTGCTGTCGTTGTAGTTCTCAATCCAGTCAAAGGTAGACTTAGAGGCAGTAACGTAGCGTGTTGGCTTCTTGCCTGCTTTTTCTAATATATATACATACTCAACAAGACCAGTGACATGACGCAACAGTTCTACCAAGGTTAAACCACACGATAACTTGTCGCGGCGCCTCCAGTCGTCATAGTCCGGCATGAGGCCTTTTGACGCTTCGTTACGCATCGAGCTCTTGATGTGCCGTCGTTGTGAACTAAGGCCACCTCGGCGTTTCTGGGCACCTAACACAATGCCTTCCCCTTTGGCCTCGTTGTTGCGCACTAGGAAATCACAGCGGTGCTGGTCTTCGACACGCGAACCAACAAAGTGACTCACAGACGCCATGTTTTTCTTCAAGGTAATCGAGTCGAGGACCGCCTTGATAACAATAAAGCCGATCACTGAGGGCTTCATGTCACGCAAAGACAACTGCCAGAGCGCACTGTTCCTGTTGTCCCACCCCGCGACCATCTCGTCGATCGCCTTGGTAAACGCAGGCAAACCACCCCGGATTAACCTCTGTCCGTATTTCGTTTCGCTTTCTGCTTCGCGGCCCTTCGCAGATTCCACTCGATTACGGTAACGGCCAACGCCAAGGTCAACCATGTCTTGGTTAAGATCTTCCTGGGTAAGCGCCTTGATCTCTTCATTTGGTGTCATCTTTTAGTAGTGCTCTGAGTTTCGCTTGGCGAGCCTTGATTCTCTTGATTGTCTGGGCGAGCATCTTTAGCTCATCTCGTATTAACCTTCTTTCCATGTCTTTTTCAGTGTCCAACATGGCTGTTTTTAGGTAAAAACGCTAATATTGTCAATTTTATTCTTGACGACCCCCGCCCCGACACACCTATAGTTACACTTAGTGATCGACTAGTGATATTCCTTATTAGTTAAAACAAATATTATTATTACACTATGGACAACAATAGCTTCTTCAGAAAGGTGACTCTAAGTCTACTCTTAGTCTACTATTTCACATTAGTAATATTATTTATTGTTAATGAACTTTCCGGGCACGCCTAGAAATTTACGGGCACGCTGATGATAGTAGGGCGGTGCGCTGGCTTTTGAGTAGTGTTCAAGCGATCGGTTTTTGACCAAAGAAAAGCCCCAAGGAATCAATCCAAGGGGCTTGTTTTATGGTTGTTTTGACTAGCTTTCCATGGAGTCTGCGTGACTTCTCAATTTGTTAGCGATACGCGTTGCGTGCCAACTGTTATCGATTAGGCCTGGAGACTCTGGCGCGATCGCTTCAAGCTCCCGGAATACTTGCTTTGCGTAGTGATGTTGCTCAGGTGTCACTCTGTCGAGTGTGTCTAGGACATTATCACCATTCCATTCCTGGTCGTCGCTGAATAATTCACGCAATCGCTCCCTTTCGTCGTCTTCGCATCCAGCGAAAACAATTTCCATCGCAGGTCATCCACCTTGTCCAGGTAGAATCCAGGTGTCGCGACATTCGAGCTCGTTACCTCCCAGATCGCCTAGGTGTCTATCGAGTGAAGCCTCGCGTCTCGCTGGCCATGACGCAACAGCATCAGCCGCAACGCGTATCGCGTCAGGTGTCAATTCTATTAGATTATAATCCATAATATTATTTCTCCCAGTTGTTCTTGATCGTGCACCAAATGATCGCCTGGTAAACGCATGGCGCTTCGTTTGCTTTCATTGCTTCCTCTATAGTCAAGCGCTCGACTCGATTATAATGTGGAAGCGTTAGGTTTTCCTGAACAACTTTGCGTCTCTTGGACCTAGTAAGACAAGCTCTCGCATGCCAGCGATCAATCACGACACAAGCGGCCTTGTTTCGCCAAGTGATAGTATTAGCGAACGCCCAGACTTTAGGACTCTTATCTAAGACACCCTGGTCGCCTTCAAGTATTCGCCAGGCCTTCGCCTTGTTTGCATTGTAAGTGCAACAGCGCACAGAGTCTGCAGAGCGTCCAGTGCTCCAGGCCTCGCAAAGGTTCTGAGCGTCGAGTATATTACGTTCCCATTTGTTGGACGGACTAAGCGCTGCTAGGACAGCTGCAGCGTTAAAAACACTTACCCCGGTGTTTCGCTCTATGTTCGACGCAATGGAATTCGCTTCGTCATACCAAGTAGATCCTGCCGATACTTCTTTAGGACTCGCGAGTGATCGCCAGGTTCTAAGGTTAGCGCGGATTTCGCTGTCTTTAGTTTTCGTGAAGGTTTTC